TCGGCTGCTGAAATGTAACCGCTGTTAGTGGCAGGACGGCAAAAAACAACAAATATTTATAATAAAAACTAAATAAAATGAAAAAAAGAAAATACAAAGAAGCAGTAGATTTAATGGTAAAATGGTGGTCAAAAAAATCATTTAAAACCGCATTAAATCAAAACAATGGAGATTCAGGCAACGGAGGAATAGCTTTCTTACTTATGAATATGGTTTCGACAAATGCTCAAAATGATATTTCAGAGGAAAAAATAAAGAAGTTTGAAGAAAAACTAACTGAAATACTTTTAGATGGAGAAGATAAAGGAAGATGGAAAAGAGAGTGTGATGTAGATTATAATCCAAATCAAATTCTTGCAGATGCTTGTGAATTTGCGGAAATTAATAGCGGTTGCTTGCCTTGCAAAACTTTTACTTATATCAATAATGATAATGAAGTTGAAGGTCGTTATCAATACGGAGGTGAGTGGTTCAAACTCTAATATCGTAGTCTTGCCACTAACTATCTGCTAACCGCTATAAATGTATTATAATTATGAAAAAAAATAATTAACACGCTAAAAAAGAGTATAGAACTCGCAAAAGAATTGAATGTCAATAGTTATACTATTGTGAAAGATGGATTTGTAATAAATGTAAAAATAAAGTAGAAAAATTATAAAATGGAAAATAAAAAAGTATATCCAAGTGTATATCCAGACCCAATGAGAGGGGCTGAACAAAGTTATTCAAATCAAGAACCTCATTCTTTAGACACAGGAATGACTTTAAGAGATTATTTTGCTGGGCTGGCAATGGAAAAAGTAACACTGCATAAAGATATTAGAGAGACGTGGAGAAATAGAGTGTTAATGGACGACTTCGCCAACAATTGCTACAGAGTTGCAGATGCTATGATGAAAGCTCGTGAAGAAACCTAAACAAGCCATTTACCATAACGTTAAAACTACACGCTTTTTTACTAAAAAATTAAAAACAAAATTATGGAAAATCTACTAGAAGATTTGAAAAATTATTGTGACGAAATAGCACACGATGATTTAAGATATATAAAATTAAAACAAAAAATATATCAAATTACAGAAACAAAAAACGAATTAAAAGAAAATTGTTTTTGTAAAGGATATGATAATAATGGTAAATTATTAATTATAAAAATAGATAAAATAATAACTGGATATACACTTTCTGGAACAGTTGTTTTTTCGGATAATTCAAGTTTTATGGTTGGCAATTACTCTGATTCTTGGAAAACAATTCATTTTAAAAAGATATAGTTATGAAATGTATTTTAGGAAAAACATACTGATTATTAAATTGAAATAATAGCCTGAGTAGCTTTCGCCATAAAGTTGCTTGAAGCTGGAATATAACTAAACCCTAACCTTAGGCAAATAAAACCATAAAAACACAAATAAACACAATATAAAAAACAGGCTTGTATAGTCTGTTTTTTTTATTTCCTTACTCTTTGTTATCTCAATAGTTTTAGTGATTGTTTGCCTATTGTAAATAGTTTTTGTGAGAATATCATGTTTGCTTTTATCTTTTGTAATTACAACGTTTTTATATTCTTTACCGTTAAGAAACATTGATTTACTATTATCAAATGGTTTAATAGTGAATATATCGTTTAAGATAGTTTCTTGCTTTAAAATAACATCGTTGTTAGTCGTGATAGTTCCTGATTCAAACGTGCTTTTATTTAGCTTAACGTCACGTGTTGTAGAGCATGAAATGAATAATAGTATTATGATTAAGTATTTCATATTATTCTTTTATTTCGAAATGCATCCAGTCATAATTCTTTTCACGACCTAATGAAACAAAACCATGTTTGTAAAACATATCAATCATTGGGTTATATTCTGGCCGTGCAAATCGTGCTGTTTTTGATGTTTCCTTTAATAGATTTCTTTCGGGGTCTAAATCGATAGCTATGCCCCAACTATGGCGTGAATAATCATTTCCACCTCGCATTTTACGGAAATTAAAACAGCCACCGTATATATCAATTCCTAACTCTTTTATTTTATCAATTCCGTAATGATTTAGAATGTCTTTAAATATTAATTCTAATTTATCACTAACTAATTTATGACAAGTAATTTTTTTTACAAAAACGTTTTTATCCCAAGCTAAACGCATAGGATAAGGTAAATTTAAAACCGTTAAATAGTTTGGATTTTCATTTGGAAAACCGTATTTTTTAATTGCGCTTTGTGTTGTTATCATAATTTATTTACTTTGAAATAACCATATAAAAAATCCTATCACGGCAGTAATTACCCCCTTTGCAACAAACTTAACATTAGCCATGTTATCATCTATTAGAATCTGTTTTTCTTCCAATTTATCGACCTTACTTTCAAGTTGTTCCAATAAGTGAACTACTCCTTTTTTGCCTGTTAATTCCGTGCCAGTTAATAGATTTCTAATATCTCGTGTAACCTCCTTAACATCTGTCATGTCCGATTTGTAAACTTTAAAATGGCTTTCTAAACGGTCAACTTTTTCTTCTAATATTTTGTTTGTCATAACGGGGGTAATTATGCGTAATTATTCTATTTAACTTCTTTCTTACTGTCTTGGGCAAATCGTGCAAATAATGCAATCCCGATAGCTACTAATAACTGCCCGCCTGATTTATCCGTAAAAGCACCCGTATTATAAGCAGTAATTAAAGCATCTATTGCGATTGGTAAAGATGCTACTAATCCCGCTAAAGTTGTTTTGTAATTTTTCATATTTAATTTATTTTAAAGTTTATTATAAAATTCTTTTGTTTCAAAGTCGAAGTATGGGTTATCCATTTCAACCGTTCTAAGTTGTTCGACTGCTATTTCATTTTCTTGTAAATTGCTTATGTCCTGAGTAGCGTATAATTCTTTTCCCTCTTTATTTAAAATTGTGTATATCATGATTTTTAATTTACCATTTTTATTGAATTCACTCTTGTTGTGTCTCCTGCGTTAGAATTTTGTAATGATATGAACCAATATTGTGTGACGCTTGGGTCATATGTAATTACACCGTTAACATTTGCGTTTGCTGATTCATCGTTAATAGATGAATTTGCAGCGTTTGTGTGTGTCAATTGCCCGCCTTGTAAAGTGAAATTTCTAACAAATACAGACCCTAACATAGTTGTTGCGCTTGTGAAAAAACCTATGTTTGTAGCTGTTGCGAAATCATTAACAGTGTTTACTCTTACTTTTACCGTTACCGTTCCTGCCGTCCCTGTCTTAGCAATTCTAATCTTTAAATTAGGCATACATGAAGAGGGTAATTTACCTCCTGCAATTGTATAAGTGTGCATTAATACTTCACTAACACCTCCTGTATTAGTACTTGTAGGTGTATCTGAAATTATAGTCTTTACAACTCCATCGATAGCATCATAAACAGCATCTTCACTTGGTGACTTATCAGTTACTCCGTTGGTTATTGTTTGTGTGATTTTTGCATCTACATATGTTTTATTAGTCACATTGTTACCTACTGTCGGAGCTTCGGTAGTTGATAATTTACCTGCTGAACTAATGGTTACCTTTCCAAGTTCAACGTATAATAAATCCCCTGTTCCTCCCTGATTTCTTAGTGTTATACCTGTTCCGCTACCAAAATTACCGACATTTATTCCAGCCGAAGTACTTGATTGATTAGCAACTGACACAGCATTTCCAGTTGTCCCAGAGGTTGTATTTTCAACATATATACCTGCTGAACCAGTATTATATATCCCTAATCCGTATGCATCCCCACCCCCTGTAGTTTTTGAATTTGAAATTCCAATTCCACCACTTAGTAAATCAGTACTTGCAAAGTTCTTCCTGCCAGTTATAAAAGATTGTGCGCCTGTCGTCTGTAAAAAATCACTAACCAACTTTTTCTCTAAAGCAGTAGTACTTGAATTTCTTGTTAGAATATCATATGAACCAGCAGAAGTGTTTGGTGTGGTAGATATTTTTGCAATAGCCATATTTAGTGAACCTGTAAGCGTAACAGCTCCAGAACGTGTAATATGTCCAGTCTTAGTGTTTCCAGCATCAGTCGTTGTACCCGCTAAATAGAAATTAGAACTTGTTGCGGTTACTGTTTTAGTGACATAAGTAGTTGAATTATATACCCATGTACTCGCGTCTGTACCTATATATAAGTTTGTAACATCATTTTTTAATAAATTATCATTCGTAACAGGTGGATTTTCAGTATCAAAAATAGTCGCTGTTATTGGTGACGTTGCATTTACATAAACTATTTTAGAATAATTTACAGGTAATCCAGCGTTAACAGCATCTACCGTTGGGTATTTAGTTCCTGTTCCGTCAATAGCAAGTGAATTTTGTTTGTTTGCTATATTTTCTTTACTTGCTCCAGAATCTACTTTATCTTTACGTATTTTTTTGCTCGTACCTTGCGCACTTTCGGTTGTATCTGATACATCAACTATATACAAAAAGTCACCATCAGCAGGTGTAGTTAATTCGGTTAAATCCGTTAATTTTTTATTTGCCATGTTTTAATTTAATAAGAAATTACTATCTTGTAATAAAAATCTATCGTTATTTTGATATAAGAAAAAGAAAGGTTCATCCGTTCCCATGTCTATAAATCCTGCACTATTTAAGTCACTAATAAAATACGCACTATCCTCCTCTTTGCCTTGAAAATCTATTTTAATACCGTTTAAATCATTCTTTCCTGAGCCTGTTGTGTAGGTTACGTTTCCAGAATTTAAACCATTATATAACCCGAAAATTCTATATTTACCGTTGTTATCCTTGAATAATAATCTGAACTCTAAAGAACTAAATTCGTTTATATCTTTTGTACTTGAAGTCGGAAAAGTCAAAGAAATACTTTGATTATAAAACTTACCACCATCATTTATTTCCATTGTTTCCGTTGGTGTAGGGTTCTGAACGCTGTTAAATTCGTATATAAATGTTTCAGGAAAAGAAACTAAATAATTTCCATCAGTAACTATTTGACTCCTATTATATTTCTTAAATTTTAATAGCCAAATATTACTTACACCCGAACTGCCATCCTTACATTTACGATTAAATCCGTTTATAATTTCCATCCTGCAGTCAAATTCATTCCCTTAATAGCGTTAACCTCATCTTGATAACATTTATATTCTGGCAAGTAATTTTTACAAATCCATTTATTAAATCTAATCACATACATTTGAGCCATGTTTTTATATTTACCAGCTAAAAATTGTACTTCTTGTTTATCTACAACCTCTATTTTGTCGCCAGTATGCTTATAAATCCCTGCATTATCGACCATATAAGAAGCTATTTCTATATACTGAGCCACTGATTCGTTTTTAGTGATTGGCTTAATAAAATCGTTGTATAATTCCAAATATAAACCACTTAAGGTGTTAGCTGTTTTATCAGTAACTATCTTATCATACAATTGGCTACCAAGTAATGGTTCGATAGTTGTTAATTGTACATTTGCAATACAAAAAACAAATTTATCTGTGTCCGTATTTCCACTCAATATTGTTGAGCTGGTCATTTCTTGCGTGGTTATAAATAATAATTCTGCCATATAATTAAATGTCGTGAGGTGCAATTCCAGCTACCCCTGATGCTCTACTTTCTTTTGGTTCGTTTTTTGGATTTTTAACATCAATCTTTACTCCTATTTTTCTATATGTTAATTTTTCCCAATAATGTTTGCAAGTTCCTCCTGTAAATTCAGCACTTAATAAACCGCCACCTTTATATTTCCAAATAGAATAAGGTTTGTTTGGTGTTGGGTGCATTCCAAATCCAGGATTTACATTTTTTTCACCCATCAACTCAATATCTTCTCGTCTGTAAATCTTATTTCTTCTCATCATTTCTTTGCAAAAACCCCTTTCTGGATTTGCATTTCCAGCATAACGATAACGATAAATATAGTAGTCTGTGTCCCATTTTGATTTTGCATTAGGAATAGCGTTTCCACTACTTACGGATGCTAATTCAAGTCTTTCTTCTTCTTCATAATCTACTGGTTTAGACTCTATTAATTCATAGTTCTCCAAATCTTCATCTTCCCCGTATTCGTCTAACTCAAACTTTTTTTTTTCGTCGTGTGAGTGCATTTGAACATTTTTTTGTTCAGTTAATGGCACAAAATATAAGTCTAAATTAATATTATAAAACGTTAGAATTTCTTCTAATGCTTCAGTTATATATCTTTGTTTTGGTTGTATAACGCGTTTCATTAATTGAGCCTCTGCTTCGTCTAATTCATTCGCATTGTTACCCAATCCACCATCTGACATAATACCAAATAATTTAGGACTTACAACTTTATGACCAGTCATTATTTGCTGTCTGCTTTCACCCGTTAAATACTCCCATTGTTTATGTTGAGCATCGTTTACAGGAAATGGTATAACCGTTATCTCGGCATCTCGACCGTTGAAACTAATAACAAAATTCATAGCGTTAGGTGAACCTGTTAATTTGGCTTTTATTTTATTTTCTAAATCATCTTTTTCCTCAGGTGAATAAGTACCACCGTCTGGAATATTAATAATATAGCCAGCACTTAAACCTTTTTTAATTGAATTAATATAAAAGTTAGCCAGTTCTTCCTCCATTTCAGCGTAAGGCAAAGCACTTAAATAGTCAGGGTCTGAAAAGTAGTTTTTTCCTGCTTTATAAGGTTTTATGCAATAAATTTCGATATCTTCTTTTGAAGTTCCAAAAGCAGGATAAGGAACTGGTGTATATTTTTGCGGATTGCTCCAATCCTTAGAATACCAATAAGTTTCTATTATACCATCTTCATTCTCTATGCAAGGAACTATTTGTTGTTTAGGAATATGGTATATAGCACCCAGACTTTTTTTATCTTTTGATTTAATTACTTGAATAGACGCCTCACCGAATAACTCAAAGTCAGAAATAATTTTACGTAATTCTTTTGAACTAAAAAGAGAAACAAAATTAATCCAAGCACTTGTATTCACATTCTTAGAACGTAAACCACTACCATATATAAGATTACAATAAGAATCTATAATTGCTGAATTAGTAGGCGAACCATTAAACCTATCAATTACATATTGATAAAATGAATTTTGCTTACCGTTTAAAACCCAATTTTTAGATTTGTTTTCCTCTAATTTAGGTCTTACGTAGTTACTTAGTTGTAATAATCTTATATCGTTACTCATAAAAGTATAGGTCGTTTGTTGCTTTAAAA